CCTCATTCGCTCCCTTTGTCGATGGAGAACCTGGAAAGGGGTCTCCCACTTGATGTCCCGCTGACCGCGCACATTTTGGTGTATTCCAATGGCGATGATCGGGCACAACGCGCCGCCGAACAGATCTCACGCATGGGGTATCCGCATGTTCGGTATCTTCAAGAGACCTACCAGGCGTTGATGCCTGGCGCAACAGGGCCAGACGGCTCGAAATAATTACACCCTAATGGGATAGAAGAGTCATGCTGTGTGACATCAATAACCCATCAGGATTTATTGTCTTAATGGGAGGACTAACTACCCTCCAACTCAACAGCATCACTCCTGGCGTGAATAATCTTCCGATGGAGTCGTTGAGCCTTCCTGAACGACGCACCCCGCCGACACGACAAGGAACATTTATCGAGGAAGTCAATTCAGACAAGAACATATGCACGATCAGTGGAAACAAGGGAGAGCTCGTTGGAATTCAGATCTGCAAAAAAACGCACACGGGATACCAATTGCCTGGGAACACACGGCAACCTCTTGCAGAACTTATCCTATCTTTTCATGTCAGAACACGATCCGCGGGAAGTGCTGTCTATCACGGAATTCTGTTATGTCTACCGATTTATGAGGCGATTCCCTCTCAACAGCATCACCATGAATACTTGACAGCAGTGATGTCAGGCTCTATGACGGCCGATGCTACGAATCTTCCCTCCCTCTCCTCCTTGTTTTATTCTTCTAAGAGAGATACCTCTCAAGTCTCTCTTTCTTATAAGACTTGCGTGGAGGTAAAGGACACGGCACAAGAATCGCAAGCATCACAAGCATCGCAAGGCTTCTCCACACGAAGTATTGCCATCTTTGTGTTTCCTCACGGCGTTCATATTGCATCCAATATTCTTCAACCATTCTTGGCCCAACATACATTACAGAGTTTCCGTCTTCCGTCTGCGATTCGAGAGGGGAAGGCTACGGCAAAAAGCTATCGTTTTAACAATGAAGGTGTTAAAGAAATCACAGAGACCTCTTCGGAAGGTATCTTGTATACAACCATCATAAACAGTTGCAATGACGAGTTCAAGAGTAAGATTCAATATTTTGTGCGCCCTCCTCCGATTCCATCTGTGGCATCCTCTTCTACTACCAGGACGGCCCTTACTACCTCTCAATACAAGTGTGTCCCTTTTGATAAGCTTCGACATGTGACAGCGGGTGGGGTAGTACATACGAGCCTGAAGGACGTGATCAACACGCAAGAGCAGTTTCAAAAACTGCAAGACACGTCGCGGGTGACGGGGTTCTCATCCGAACAGATGGAAGGTATCATTGCAGGAACGATTATTGGTGTAGGGGTGATTGCAGGGGTGATCTATGCGGTTCATTATCGCACATCTACGTAGTACGATGTGGGAAATCGGTGTTCTTATCGTGTTGATCATCATCCTTCTTATTGTAATATCATATGGACAGAATGCCTCTATGACACTAGAACCATTTGATTCCTATTTATCAGAGTGCCCTGCGGGCTTCAAAACCTTTTACGCAACGAGTGGTGATGTGATGTGCTGTCCAGGGGATGTTGTAGGCCAACAATGCCTCTCCGATCAGGTATGCACACTGGGGTCAGAGACATCTACGATTCCACGATGCATCGACGCTGTTAAGCAGGCGCAAGAGAAGAAAATGAAAAGCACATGTCCGCCCTCTATGACGTCTTATTTTGAGGACAAGGGGCAAAAGAAGAGTGGATGCACGGCGGGGCCTCTGTTGGACAATATGATGGGTCCGCGACAGTCCTCTCAGCCTACATGCTATGTGTATGCGACTCAGAAGGAGAATGATATCGCGGCGAATAGCTGTTCCAATCTGAAAGAAATGGAGGAGTTCCCCTGTTTTGGAACGGATTGTAAAAAGTCATTAGAAGAGAATGGAGATATGCCGCAACTGATTGAGGTGGCATTTCGGGATCCTGCGGGAGTCCCTCGCGTTTCTTATACACGCGCGTCTATCAAGCGTGAGATGGTTGCACGCGCTGCAAAGTATAATAGAGAATTTGGTAATAAAGAGAAAGATTTTTTGGAAAAAATGTTGATTATTTCGGAAGTGGCCAAAGGTTATTTTGTAGATAAAACGCTACAGGACTCTGATGTGTATTTGCGCTAAGTATGGAGGCATTCTGCCCCCATACCCCCTTCTCTAAAAAAGGGCGTGAAGTCACATACACATACAAAATGAAAAAGAAAAGATCGACGAGTGGTTTATCTTTTCTTTTTAATGATCCTGGAGACAATTCATCTCTTCATACACTCTCTAAAAGAGAGGGGTGTGGGTGTCCCCACTCTACTGAGCCCCGAGCGTCTCCACCCCCGCCACATGACCCATTCCCAGGTGCTCAAACAGATCCGCCGCACCCGATCCCTTCGCATTGTTAGACAAAGGGTATACTCCCTCGAGCACCTGTTTTTGTTGAATGCTCTCTCCTACTGGTTCAAACACGGAGATGTCCATCTCCTCCTCAGGAAGAAACGCAGATTCGCGACCCTCAGGGGCATCAAACGGCGCCACAGGAACCGTCCGTTGTGGCAAGGAGGCCTCTTCCACGGTCGCCTGAGGAGGCTGGTGGACATCCATCGCATCCCACTTCTTCGCAGCGATCTCCACTTTGCGACGATTGCGTTCCATATACAGCACTCCTATCACAAGGAGACCCATGATGCCCACCGTAGATCCCACATGAATGAGATACAACAACAGTAGAATCACAGCCATTCGCATGATGATATGATCGAGGAGCAAGAGGGCATCCGTGGGAAGAAAGGAGGAGGCCAATAGCGGGATGGTTAGAACAACAAAATAGACGACTTCACGCGGATCCATCTCTCTGTGTAGGAGTTTTACAAAAAATTTGACAGCGCCCCTCTTTTTCTTCTTATTAAACCTTCTCCCATGTCCGTTCAAGAAAAGAATCGGGTGCTAACAACAAAAGGGTATGCCATCACCAAATCATGGCTGACTCCTCTTCAAACCAATGAACTTCGCTCCGCGCTAACGGTGTCCCCCAAGACATCCGACCGATATCAGAAAACGCACTTCCCCATTTACTATGAATCCAAGACACGTTTCTATGTTCCACGACACTGGGGAAAAAAGAAATTCGGCGAACCGGAAGCGAACATTGTTCCTGAGGGACTTGCGCTTCCTCCTACTGTCACTTTCCGCGCCTCTTTTCCCCCTCACGACTTCCAGGAGGAGATTATTCGCACCTTCTTGGCCAAAGGGGGGAATGGACTGATATGTGTCCCCTGTGGATATGGAAAGACCTACATGGCGCTGAACATTGCGGTGCGTCTTCGTCAACGCTTCCTCATTATTGTGGACAAGGAGTTTCTCATGAACCAATGGAAATCGGAGATCGAGAACTTCACAGAGGGAATACGTGTCGGCATTCTTCAGGCTCATATGGTCCAAATGGACGCCGACAAATATGACGTCACGATTTGTATGATTCAAACGATTTGCCGTCGTGAATTTCCAGACGGCTTCTTTGACCAATATGGTCTAACGATCTTTGATGAATGCCACCACTTGGGGGCCTCCTACTTTTCCCGTGCGCTCCGCACGATTCAAACGGCCTACATGTTGGGTCTCTCGGCCACCCCTGATCGGGAAGATGGCCTCTCCTGTGTCTTTGAATATCATTTAGGAGAGGCCGTCTATAAAAACACAAAACGCGCTCCAGATCAGGAGGCTGTCGTAAAGGCGATTTGGTTCGATTCGGAGGATCCTGCCTATCACGAGGTCCCTGTCAACTGGAAAGGCGAGACGGTGACGGCCACTCTCTTGAATCAAGTGGCCTCCTGTGAACCACGAAATCAACGGGTGTTTCAGACGATATGCGAATACGCCGCCGATCCGAACCGATTCCTTCTTATTCTCAGCGATCGCATTGCGCAACTGGAGTGGTTTGAGAAGGCCCTCACGGCAACCCCATATGTTCACGGATATTACATTGGAGGCATGAAACAGTCCCTTCTAGACCAGAATGCGACCACCTGCCAGATCCTATTGGCCACGTATCAAATGGCGAGCGAGGCCTTTTCCGTGAAGAAACTGAACACGGTGTTTCTGGCGACTCCACGAAAGCATGTGGAACAGTCTACAGGACGCATCTTCAGACAGCGGGTGGAGGAACGGGCGGTCGCTCCCCACATCATTGATGTCATTGATTCTCATGAGTGCCATAAACGCCGATGGTATGTCCGACAGAAATTCTATAAAGAATGCCAGTATACGATTGTTCACATGGATCGTCCCGCGAACACGCAAGGTTCCAGACGAGAGGACACACCGATCAAGGAGTTTGCCTTTCAGTTTACGCTGGCGGATCAAGCAGGAAATACGACACATATGGGCACTGCATCGCATGCGAAAGAAGAGTGACAACGTAATTCTGCGGGTATAGTAACATGAACTCTTTCCCTCTCTCCAGCATGTCTCTCTCGCATGGAAAGGCAAGTGTGATATTGGAACCTCTCCAGTCGATGATACAACTGGCTCTTCTTAGTTTATGCCCCGTTGGCACCAAACTGACCATCCATGACAATATCGTCTCTCTCCACTATCCGACACTGATTCAACCCTTGGCACGGTGGTATCACTCCGATCGCAAGGATGATCTCTATTTTTTATACGCTGTTCTTCGACGGTTTATCAAATGGTATGACCCATCCACTAACAAGAAAAGTCCTCTTCCCGTGGAGATGTATCAGCTGATTCTATCCATGAGCATGGAGGGACTCACCCAGTTGCTCAAGACATATCACTCCTCCGATTGCAATACGGTCATCCAGGTGATTCAGATGTATCGCCATATGCTGGAGCATCCTGCTCATACATTTCAGGAGGACTCGGAGGAACAGGGAATGGAGGCTGTGTTTGAGACGATTCGTAGTCTATATGATCCGACACTCTTACAAGTGATCTATCATACATTGTTGTTCGTGCGTAAAGAGCCGACTGCTATCCATCAGCAAACGATGATGGACGGTTTATTTCTTTTGATGCAAAAAAGCCATCAGGATATCAAGGAGTGGATCAACCTTCATTTGTCCGTCTAGTGGAGACGCAAGCGTCCCCACACCCCTCTCTCTAGGAGAGAAAGCGATCCCTCACTTGCGATGGTGTCGCTTGGACCGCTTCGTTCGCTTGCTACGCTTATTGCGCTTGCTACGCTTTCCACCCGTCGTCAAACAGGCAGAGTTCATCGATCTCGCCTCATAAGGGACTTGCGTCAGAAATCCTGGGCTCGCGCCTCCAGCAGGAAGGGGTGTCGCTAGGTTGGAATAACCCGCAGTAGGAGCCTGATACCGCATCATATCCGCCGCACCCACCTGGACAGCGGGAAACGCTCCACCTCGCTGGTTCAACGAGTTCATGGTGCCCTGTTCGCAGGGAATGCTGTGCGCCATACCCATACCACGCATTCCAATGTCGCTTCCTGAGCCAACAAGAGGACCCATGTGCATCTCATATCGCCCGCCCTTCTGAACCTGATTGGCCGTGTGGGCCCCTCCAGGGATTTGAACGCCAGGCATGCTGATCGTGTGATTCTCATACGCCGATGCTGGATTCGCACCACCACGTGACTTGCGAGATCGCAGACGGCGTGCACTGTGATGACGAGCACTGCGCTTTCCACTGCGACTACGACGGGATCTGCGACTGTTTCGCTTTCCACCGGACGCGCCATAGGGAAGACCCGCACCCGACACATGTTGGAGAAAGCCTGGGCGCACAGGAGAACCTGCGCAATCCATGCCCGCCCCCGCGTATTTCGTATACTCATAAGAACCAGGGGTAATCATGCTACCCATGGACCAACCGCCTCCACGAGTGCGAGAGCGACGACCCCCCTTTTTTCCCCATGAAAAAGGGTTATACCATGATGATCCCTTTGAGGCGATCGCCTCTTCAAGAGCGATGATGCGCTGTTCATGGCGTTGAGCCACAGGACGCTTCATTTCCGTATTAGGAGAACTGATAGGACCTAATGCAGCAAGTTTATCCTGTTCAATCTTCAACTCCGCATGTAGCTCTTCTACCGATTTGCCTTCAACGCTCATTCTACTAGATCACATGTTTATGTGCGATGAAAAAAGAAGGACGCTGTCGTGATCGGCGTGTGTTCCGGAAGTATACGCGTCACCTGATACTTCTGAAAAGCGGGTTTCCACACCACCTCCACAGGGATGCCCTTTGTCACCATCTTCCCACGAAGTTCCAGTGACATCGCCATATTCGGAAGGGATGCCATGCCCAACGCGGTCCCCTCTTGGGATACGAGTGAATACGTATCAGGAAGGCTCATGTTCGCATAGGGAAGACACAGTGCGCAGAGAACGTTGATGATCTCTGCGCTCCGTTTCATGACAGGCGCAATGAACTCCACAGGCTTGTGCTCTACCACGGTGACCACGTCTCTCCAATACCAACGGGGCTGTCGGGCCTGATCGGTTTGAATGATCCAATAGACAGCAGAATGATAATGAAGATGCCATTCGGACAAGGGAATAGGGGTGACTACACGGGGCTGAAAGGCAAGAAGAGGCTGATCGGGCGGAAGAGAGTTCCAAAACTGGCGTAGGGAGCCCCACCGCTCTGAAAACGTCTGATGCGACCAGAGATCCCGTCCTTCATATACGATGATATCCTCCATTTGGAGAACGGACTCGCCCGCTAACAAATTGGCCAGACAGATGGTTGCCCCTTGTTGCGAGAAGGAGGGAGGGAGAAGCCATCGGAAGGTCATTCCCTCTTGACGCTCGGGATACCAGATACACGGTGAAAACCCCTCTAGAAAGATCAAATAGCCGACGGGGCGCTTATCGAACTTAGGCCATAGCCAGAGAGAACCCGATGAAAAGGTGGAACGGGCACGCGAGAAGGGCATATGAATTTCCATGCGTTGTCGGAGAAAGGGGAAGGTGGTATAAAGAGCTTCAATAGCCGAGATGTGAGCCACATCAAGGCGATGGAATCGTGGGATTTTTGCTTTCTCAAAGCGAGGGGTCGTGTTGTGAATACTCATGGTCTCTAAGAAGATAGGTTGATGAATCTTTAGATGGGTCGTTAGCGCATTTAAAACGACGAGAAGCTACGATCATCAAAGGTATCATTCGCAAAGATACCAGGCATAAACTCCCCACCACCCTGGATGATCTCCGTAGAGAAGCCCTGTGCGCCACTCGCCGTCACCTGCTGGGTTGTGCTGGCAATGCCCGACGATTCTGCAATAGAAGTGTTGTCATTCAACGGCGGAGGGCGGAAGGACCGCTCGGGATGACGAAGATTCTCAGGGTGCTCCGAGCTCTCTTGGGGATGAGAGTAGGGATCAGTTGCCTGAGGAGGAGCATAGTGAACGATCTCTTCTTGCGGGGCCTGATTGGGTGAGTTCGGACCGGAAGGGGCCACGGTGCGCTCGGGATACAATGGCGCCTGACGGATTTCAATGGAAGCAGGGGCGGGTTCAGAGGAAAAAGAACGGGCCTGGAAGGCATCGGTCGAGACATCCTCTCCAAACAGGCGATCCCGAAGGAACCAATAGGCCACAAACCCAACGATAAGGATCATACCCAGATAGATCGCAGGGGTCATTGTATCTCTTTTTGGTCTCTTGAAAATCATCGTCCGCACACAACAGCAGTCGCGAGATCATGCACTCGTAGAGGACCGGAGGGCATAAAAATTGATCACCTCTCCCTCCTCACAGAATACCATAATCCATGCCCGTTCCTACGATCCTTCTTAGCATAAAGGGAGATCTCCGAAAGGCGAATCTCCCTCTCGCAGAGGATGGGACACTCACCATGGAGGGTCTTCAGCAGTATATGAAAAAGAAAGAGGCCCCCGAAGTCATTCATCAATATGAACAGGAAAAACAGGTGTGGACGGTGTTGGGATACAAAAAAGGAAAAAAAGGAACAGAAAACAAGGGGGAACTGCCCGTCCCTTGTAGCACAACGCTCTTTGGTGATGCACTGATCGTTCTGTCTGTAACCAAGAACTGGTCCCATCCTCTACCGTGTATCATTGAACAATGGACGACCTTCTGCCAAGAAAACCAAGAAACCCAAGACAATCAAGAGGAGGAAGAAGAGGAAGAAGAGGAGGAATCGATCAAGGATCCCTTTGAGGAAAGCGATGACGAAAAGGATCCTCACGTAGACAAAGTGGATGAGGAAGAAGACGAGGAAGAAGAGGAAGAAGAGGCAGAAGTGCCCGTTGCTGCCAAGCGTCGTGCCCCCATCTATACCAAAGTGGACACGCATGCCCTGAAAGAGGAAATCCCCATCACGTCGGAACCCTCTTCCTCTCCGCTCCGTCTCCGTTGTCTCTCCTATCTTCAATTCTTAACGGCCTTCTTTCCCGAAGAGGAGATCCATTCATTGGAGAAGGCAATCTTTGAGGCATCGCACCACTATGCGCAGGCGCATTACATTGCACGGAATTGGAAGTCAGACTCTTTCTCGGAAGTCTATCGTCAACGGATGATGTCCATTCTGAGCAATCTTCATCCTGAGAGCCCTGTTCAGAATACACGTCTGTTGCGCCGCGTTCAAGAGGGCGAGTTTACACTTGCGTCGCTCGCCACCATGACGGCGTATGAGATGTTTCCTGAGAAGTGGTTCGCGTTGAAAGATAAGCTCCTTCAACGTGAGCAAAAGATCCTGGAAGGGAATAAGAGTCGTGCGACGGATCAGTTCAAGTGCCGTCGCTGTCAAAAAAGAGAGTGCACCTATTATGAGCTACAAACGCGCTCAGCAGATGAACCCATGACGATCTTTATCACCTGCCTGAATTGTGGAAAGGAGTGGCGACAGGGTGGCTAATGAAGTAGCGAAAGCCTGAAGGGCAACAAGCCTGAAGGGCAACAAGCCTGAATTATCCATGTAGAAGAAGAGATACTCCCAAGTGATGCTGAATATGGCTCTGTTGCTCTCCTGAGGGGACCATCAGATGGGATTCTATTTTATTAAAGGTGTTTCGTGGAAAGGAGCAGAGATGATCGGCCTCTTGTTGAGTCAGCCCCTGATGTAATCGTGTGCGAATGAGCGCCTGAAGAGATTCAGGGGTGACTCTTTTTTTAGGAAGAGGCATGCTAGAAAGTGTCTCTTTGAAAAGGTGCCGTTTTTTGAGAGTGACCAGGGTCCAGTCAGAAGAGAAGAGGGTCGTCATGGGGGTAAAAAGTCTATCTGGATCAAAGAAAGAGAATCGCATCAATTTTATACAAGAAGGATAGATGCGTGTTGTGTTCCCCCTGGTCTCTAGTCTTCCAAAAAATATTCCTATTTCGTTCTCTTTACTTCATGAACTAGAATATCGCAATCAATGCCGACAAGGAGATAAGCGTGGAAGACAACGGGCGTATAGTGAATACCAGAAGAAGACTACAAGAGAAGTAGGTCGGCCACACGCCAATATTCAAATGTGCCGTTCGGCAGTGGACGTTTAATAATAAAGGGTAGACGTTTCTGTTCCAATTCCAGGCGGGCAATGTCGCGCACATCCGTAATGTGTTTCGGGATGGCAACAAACGGCACGGACCCTTTGCTTAACTGATTGGCGCGCAATCCAATGATTTTGGTCCGTTCAAAGACCGTCATAAACGGGTATGTCCGGTGATTGGCATCTGCTTTGTCTCCATGGGGAAGCATCACCTGGAGGGGGACCCTGGGCATGACTTGTTCCACGTAGTCCAAGAGACATTCGGGATGCTGTTGATAGAGCTTCTTGAGTTCAGGTTTCATGTCTGCCACGAGATCTTCCGCCTCGGGCTCTTGGTATTCTTCCTCCCACTCTTCTTCATACTCTTCTTCTTCTACGGCGGGGTCCATCTCTTCTATGTCTCTCTTCTTCTTTTATTCTTTTTGGCCTCGTCAAATTTACTCCCTTTTCGTTCCGTGGAGGAGTAGAAATGAATGCTCTCTATCATCATGGGATCATCAGCCCCCTTCCTACTACGCAGGTGGAATCCTATATGGAATTATATGGCTTTCGAATCACGGAACAATATGATGATATCGTTACGTTGATACGTGATCCTGTCCCTATGACACTATCTGGACTGTCTACACCTTCTGGAATGACCTGGAATCTAGATCATTATCCTGCAATGCACGAGGGCACACGACAATTAGAGCGGGATCTCAAGCAATGGGGTGTATCGGATCATGATCGTATGGTTCTTCTTCTGACGCATCAAGAGCGCTATGGGGCGGTGGTGGCGCACTTTTTTCTTTAGAGATGGAGTGGGGACACTTCGAACACTTCGTAAACCCCATGTCCCCTCTCCCGTGGAGATTGGGTGAATATTGTGTCATCTCCACGAGAGAGGGGGTAGGGGGGACGCTTGCGTCCCCCCCTATATAAAGATCGACCACAATATCTCTCAATAGAGGATGACCGACACAGTATATGAAACCTTTGACGCGATGGGTCTTCCCGATCCGTTGATCCGCGGGATCTATGGGTATGGATTTGAGCGCCCCTCCATGATCCAGCAACTCGCCATTGTCCCCATGAGTGGTTCCACCGACATCCTAGCGCAGGCCCAGTCAGGAACGGGAAAAACGGGAGCCTTCAGTATCGGCGCACTGAGCGTAGTGGATACCGCCCTCCAGGCCCCCCAAGTGCTGATCTTGTGCCCCACACGCGAACTATCCCAACAGACCGAGCGCGTGATCCGATCTATTGGCTCCTTTATGAATCTGAAAGTGCTCTCGGCCACAGGAGGAAACAAACTCCACCAGGACATCCGCATTCTTCAGACAGGCGTTCATGCGGTAGTGGGAACGCCAGGTCGTGTGTTTGATCTGATTCGTCGTGGAGAACTCCATGTAGAGCAGATTAAGTATATCATTTTGGATGAAGCCGATCAGATGCTGGAAGAACTGTTTTCCGAGCAAATCAGGGCCATTCTGGACAGTCCTTTCCCGACCTCCACGAAACTGGCGCTGTTTAGTGCGACAATGCCCCAGCATGTGTTGGACATTGCCGAGACGTATTTGACGAATCCTGTTCGTATCCTGTTGCCTCCTGAGGAAGTCACGTTGGACGGGATCAAACAGTATTTTGTGTCGTTGGAGCGCGAGGAGTGGAAGCTGAGTGTCCTCTTGGACCTCTATCAGAACCTGACCGTCAATCAGGCACTGATCTATGTGAACAAGCGCCATAAAGCGGAATGGTTGGCGAAGCAATTGGCGTCCCAGGGATTTACATTGGAATACATTCATGGAGAGATGGAGGTGGAAGACCGTAAGAAGAAGATGGACGATTTTCGTTCTGGTGCGGTTCGTGTCATGATCAGCACGGATTTGCTCGCCCGTGGCATTGATGTTCAGCAGGTGTCCCTCGTCATCAATTATGACATGCCGATTCAGCGTGAAAATTATGTTCACCGTATTGGTCGGTCAGGCCGATATGGTAAAAAAGGAGTGGCGATCAATCTGATTTGTGGGGACGAACATCATGCACTCAAGGATCTGGAGACGCACTATTCGACGACGATCTCGGAGCTTCCTGAGGATTTGTCCCTTCTAAGCGCGTAAATCGGCTTATGCATCCTTTGTCTTACGCCACAGGCGTAATCCAATTACAACATGCTGTGACGCATAGACATCGGAAAGCTGTGTCCAAACAGAAGCATATAGATCAGCACGACAGCACCGATCATCATACTGCGCGCCTGTGCAATCGCATCCGCCTGGTGAAGACCATAGATCATCACAAGATACAGAATGACCGCAATCAAAAGAGCATGAATGAGCATCATAAAAGGAGTCTCCATCTATCCCTCCTATAGAAATTACGAGAGCCGATGGCGACAGGTCGGGCATGTCGCATGGGTTTGAAACCATACATCAATACACGTTTGATGAAAGAGATGATGACAATGAAGAATGGTGCGAAGAGATTGTCCCTCCGTCATATGATCCTGACAAATCGCACACTGATCCTCTTGAGTCTGCTCCGCAGATTGAAGATGAGTAGAACGAGCAATGATGTCAGGGGTAAGACCTGTCGTTCCTGATGGTGCACCGATGGGAGCCTCCATGTTCTGAAACACACTTCCAAGACTTCCAAGAAATTGGAGCAACTGAGGGTCCATAGAAGATGGGACGTTCGCACCCTCTGAGAAAATATCAAATACCATGTGAGACAACACGGATGACACCGCTGGCGAAGACACCGCTGGCGAAGACACTGCAGGCGCCGATGGCACAGAAGGTGCGGATGGAATAGAGGGTGCAGATGGCGCCAAAGGAGCCGATGGCATGGTGGGAGCAGGGAACGGCATGAAAGAGGGCGATCGAACAGGTATCTCTTCAAAAGAATTCATAAACTGTTGGCGACCCCGTCGATAGGGAGACTGATTCGCAACACGGATGATATACTGAAGCACATCAGAGACGTTGCGAAATCGCTCAGGGCGATACAACAAATCTGGAAAGTGGTCATGAAGATCGCGAAGGAGTGGAATCTGGTAGAAGGACATGCTCTAGCTTAAGCCTTTCTCACACATCTATTTTATATTGTTTCCGCACCATGGACTCCCCTGCGTTGCACAATGCTTCGCACAAGGGCGTTGTGGGCCTTCAAAACATGGGGAATACATGTTACTGCAATTCCACGCTACAACTTCTTCGCGCCTGCTCTGATTGGAACGCCTATTGCCTCACGAAGCCATTTATGGCCCATCTGGAGACTCTACCTGCCGACAGCACTCATCGAATCATTCTGCTCGCCTATCAGGACCTACTGACCTCTCTATGGTCTGCGCATTATCCCGCCTATGTGCGCCCCTCTGGGTTTCTGTCGGAGGTGAGCAAGGCCGTCCAGGGCACCGTCTACAGCAGTTTTGGCATGCCCGTCCCCAATGACAGTCACGAATATCTCGTCTATGTCCTCGATCAAATTCACGAAGCGCTTCGAACGACGATTCCATGGTCTCCCTCTCCCGTGCCGGCCAACGCCACTCCCACGGAGCGAATGCGTCACTTGGCCCAACAGGGGTGGAACCAATTTGTGTCTACGAACTCCAGCGAGGTCGTTCGCCAGTTTTTTGGGATGATGCGCAATACAGTTACGTGTTCTCATTGTCAGCAAAGCACTTACAAATGGGAGGTCTTCAACACCATTAAGATTCCGTGTGAGGGAGTGACCCTATATGATTGGATTCGGAATGAAGTCAACCATGTGACGGAGATGGAAGGATACCAGTGTGATGGATGTTCAGGGCGCCACACCGCCACGCTGACGTCCCATGTATGGAGACTCCCGCCGAATCTCTTTCTGACCGTGCGTCGCTTCCATGACAATGGATACAAGAATATGACTCCGTGCCCTTATGAAGGAGAGAATCTGTCTCTGTCTCGGTTCTTCGCACCTGAATCGGAAGATCATGATCAGGTGTATGAACTACGAGGGGTATCGGATCATCATGGGACCCATATAGGGGGTCATTACACGGCGCAATTCAAGCACCCATTCTCTGAAGAGTGGTGGTGGTTCGATGATCAAACGGCGCATCCGCTCCCCGCTCCTCGGTTTTCATCGTCCAACTATATGTTTGTGTTCAAACGCATCCCGCAACGCGGGTAAGGCCTTGGACTCTAATACAGGCTCGCCGCGTGCATCATCGCATCTCCATAGAACGGCTCCTCCATCCCTTCGGGATCATGCTGTACCATGTCCACTGTCTGGACACGGCCCATCCACCCTGAGGCACCACACACGCGATAGTGAACATGGGGCTCTAGCTTTCCCTTGAACGGGACGCGATAGGACTGGGGATCACGGACCTTGAGGGTGGCCACACCATGCTCGTCTGAGGTGGTGACTCCCGCATTCTCATAGCCATCGTAGGCCTCTTTCCAGGAAGAGAGGCCCTTAAGGGGTTCCGACGCGGGCTCCGCGGCCCAATAGATCAGTTTCGTATGGGGCGTCACGAGCACTTTCACGTCTTTTGTCGCACCCGGGGGAACACGGTGTTGTAAGACGGAACAGGGGGCCACCATCGGTCCCAAGAAGGGCAAATAGGTATCGCGATCGATAAGGACGCCCATCGCGGAGAGTCCGATCAGAACGTAGATCAGCGTGGCGATGGCACTGTCTCCGAACAGCGAGGAGACAAGGTTCAGGTCAAAGACTCCTACGAGAAACCAGTTGATTCCTCCTAGGATTAAGAGAATCATGGCCCACTGGAAGAGGAGTTTCTTGATGTAGAGAGGGGGCCACACGGACTGATCGGACATTCTAGGAAGAAAAAAGAAAATGAGAGATCCTCATAGAGTGATAGAGTCATGGCATCGATGTATAATGCGACATATGTATGTAAGAATAAAACACATAAGGCATGTTCTAATAACGTAGCAAAACAACTTGGAATGCGGATCATAGAGACAATTGATGATGGTGATTGCTTCTTTGATACTCTTGCGACATATGGATGGGCTTATCACTATCCACCCTTAGAACGACCCCATCAGGAGTTGCGTCAGATGATCGTAGACCATATGCTCGAGAATATGCACTTATACTACGAAAGCATTATTGCGAATGAGAACAAAGGAGAAACAGTAGAATCTATGATTGAATCGCTGCGAGAAGATATGGTATGGGATAATGATATGGGAGATCTTCTCTCTCAAATCGCAGCAGAAGCATTTCATGTGAACATCTTTCTGTATGATGTGGATCCTCCTGAGGTTCGTCGGCTTCGTGCAACGGAGACACAGTATCCAGGCCCTCCTATTCATATGCTACGCATCGACGATGGACACTATCAATTATTGTTGCCAAAAGATGATGCTCTTCATGTTATCGGTTCCTATGCTTCGGCTCACAAGAAGAACGCATCCAAAAAGTCGAAGTTGAAGACTGCAAAAAAGAACAATAATAATTCTAAGAACGGAAATTCTGTAAACAAGCTATCCAAAGCGTTTTCTACTGTCGCGATCTCCAATCAAACTCATAAGAATCATAAGAATCATGGGAATCACGTAAACCACCAGCTCCTGAAAAATCGACAAGATCTTCAGGAGTATGAGAAAATTACAGTAGCCCGCCTTCATAACGTCCTGCTATCATTTGGTATCTCGAAAGAAGAGATCAACGATAGCATATTGTCTCTCCCCAAGAAAGAACAAAAAACGGCATATTATGATTACTATGTCAATCTCCTCTCCTAGAATCACATATACGCTCACATATACATAAATGGCGGCGGCCCATCAGACGATTCCTTCTTCTTCAAAAAGAGTTTCACATGATCCTTCTTCACCAGAAAGGGGAGCGCAAAATCCTTCATGTAAAAGGGGAGATCGGGCGAATTATACATTCGAAGCATATTGATTTTCTGCGTAATTTGTTCAATGCTTCGCTTCAATTCACGCACTCCCTTTTCCTCTTTCGCATAGTCCTCAATGAGCGTCATCAGAATCTCATTGGGAACCTCCACTTTATCCACGAGATTCACCTCTCGAAGCGCCGAGGGAAGCAGATAATGTTCCGCAATGGCCGTTTTTTGTTTCAGATCATACCCTTTCAGTTCAATGACCGTCATGCGATCCAGAAGGACGCGATCAATCTTGGACAAGTCGTTCGCGCTAAAGACGAACATCACCTTGCTCAAATCAATGGGGATACCTGAAAGGTATTTGTCCTCAAAGTCGCTATTTTGAACGGGATCGGTCAAGTGAATCATGAGGTTCATCACCTCCTCTCCCTTGGGCGTCTGAGAGATCTTGTCCACTTCATCGAACATCAGCACGGTGCTCATGGATTTCGAGGCAATGAGGGAGTTCACGATCTTTCCACAGTGCGAGGACTCATAGACCAGCTGATGGCCCGTATAGGTGCTCGCATCCGAATCTCCACCGAGCGAAATGAACTGGAAGGGCCATCCGAGCGCCTTTGCAATGCCGTTCTTGATGAGGGACGTTTTTCCCACACCAGGAGGACCGACAAGGAGAAGACAGAGGCCACGACTCTGTGGATTCGCAATCTTGGTGCTGATGAATTGGAGAATCTGGAGTTTGGATTCGTCTTGGCCGAACACGGCGTCATTGAGACACTGACGGGCCCCTGACATGAATGCTCCACATCGATCGGGCCCATCCTCCAGGGACACGGGAATATCCTTATAGGTGCCAAAGGGGATGCTGACAACCTTGTCGAGCCATGCGCGGAGTTTGAAATATTCGTTGCTGGACGTATCGAGAGTTTGAAGGCTGTAATATTTGGCGAGGATCATGGCTTGGATGTCGGCGGGGAGTTTTAGCGTCAAGAGATTGAGCATGAGTCCGAGCCCGTTGTTGTTCGTGGTGGGACGATGCTCCAATGCTTGGATCATTTCTTGTTGTTTGTCCTCCATGAGAGATTTGAATTGGGTGATTTGGGTATCGATTGTGTTTTCCTCTACGGGAGTCGTTAGAAGTGTGACAAACCGCTGAACCATTTCGGGCTCCTTCTTCATATTATACTTTTTAGGGACCATGGTATCAGATGATTTACGAAGGGCCATGATAAAGGATTGGATATCGGTGGCGAGTTCTTGTGTCTCCTCTGCCTCTTCCTCGTCATCTTCTGCTTCGTCCTCTTCCTCTTCCTCTTCCTCGTCCTCTTCCTCGTCCTCTTCCTCTTCCTCTTCCTCATCTGCTTCGTTCTCTGCATCCTCTTCATCTTCTTCGGAGTATTCGGACTCTTCGTCTTCAGACTCCTCGGACTCCACTTCCTCGGACTCCACTTCCTCGGACTCCTCAGATTCCACTTCTTCGGAGTCTGATTCCTCTGAATCTCCTGGCTGATACTCTTCTTCGCTTTCGACGATCTCTACGACCTTCTCGGTCTCTTGCGAATCCATTCTTACTTTTTGTACCTGAGAAGAAGGTTCTAGAAGGTCCGTAGAGCCCTTTCGTTTCACAGCTGGATAATGAATCGTGTTCGGAACCTGATCTAACTGCTGTTGAATCCGCTCACGTGCAAGAAGTGCCGCACGACGAATAGGTCGTGCATCCTCCATGATTTGATAGAAGAACGCACACATCGTTTAGATAGGTGGATGGGGACGCAAGCGTCCCCACACCCCTCTCCATAGGAGATTGCACACAAGGCCCGCAGTCCCTGCAGACCCACTTTGAGCCTCTATACGTGTGTGTAGCATACGCGTCCCCATACCCCTCTCCAATAGAGATTGTGTGAATACCGAGTCCACTCCCTGGGAGAGGGGTGTGGGGAAACGCCCGCCACAGGCGGGCAGTGTCCCCACTTAGCGAAACACCCCAGAAAGTTTACGATCTGCCTTCTTTGCCGTATTTCGCACGGTTCGTTTCGCCTTCTTAAAAAAAGAACGACCCTTCTTGGTCGCCGTTCGTGATAACCGACGCATCGCCCTGCGTGTTTGCGGAAGAATTCTCAATAGCATGTTGTGTGCCATCTCTATGGAGAGATCTTATAATTTTTGAATCGCATCGTGGATGTCCATAAAGGTGAATCGCGATTTATTGCTGATGCCCTCCATGGCCGGATCACGAAGAGTCAGCGGTTGGATGCGCAGAAGGGCCTCTTGCGTCAGCATGGCACGAATGCGATCCGTTGTCTCGTCATGTGCGCTGTTTGCATTCCGAATGGCCTTCACAATCTTCATGAGGCAGTCCGCGAGTTCCTCATTGAGCTTGGTGGCCTCCTTGAGGGGCGCGTTCACTTCCACTTGACGAAGAATGGTCTCCACCACTTTCATAAAGGTTTCCGTCGGAATCACATGGTGTCGCGTCAGTTCCGCGAGAAACTGAGAGTATCCACGGCGATATTTCTTCTCGACATTTCGCTTGCACACCTCGTTGTAAGAGGTCGCACTGGTCTCCACGACCTCCTCGAAGATCTCCATATACTGCGCATAGAGAGTGGCCATTTCCGTCAGAAGAACAGGGTAGCTCGCACTGAGTTCGCTCAGCAGTTTGGCATACAGCGGACAGAAGATTTCCTCTGCCGCCGCCTTTTCAAAGACGACCTTCATGAAGCACGTGATCATGTCCGTTTGTCCGCTGGAGATGATATGGGTGATGAATTCCTTGATTTCGGGATAGTTGGATTCACTGAATTTGTTCAGTTTTCCGAGGAGAATCGTGTTCAGAATGGTGTCATCCACATTGTCCGATGCTTTTTTGAATTTGCTGACATATTTGGGGGGCGGGCCACGATGGTCGGGGCGCCGAGATTCTGCGGCAACCGCTGCCGCCACAGGAGCGGGAGGAGCAGGAGCAGGAGGAGCCACATGAGCCATAGAGGGAGTCGTAGAAGCAACCATGGGCGTAGGAGGACGTGCCTGGGTCTTTCCGTATCCTGAAGCACGACCCGTATCATGACGATCACCGCGATATCCATTTCCTCCACGATCTCCACGATGGTCTCCACGATCTCCACGATCTCCACGATCTCCACGATGGTCTCCACGATCTCCGTGGCTTCGCCACTCTACCTTTTTCCATCCGCCTGAATCTCCCACATTTTTCATGGAATGATGGATTCGTTCCACCACAGATCGAACCGTAGCAGAGAGTTTGGGATCCCGGATGTTCTTTCGAAGAGAAAGAACATTCTGGATATCATGGATATCGTGGACGGACATCGTAGGTAATAGAGGTAGAGAAATGTTTAGGTTCGCGGTGTATTTTCCTTAGGATCCTCCCGTGTTTCAATTTTTATATAGCTCTACACTGCGTCTCTGCACTGCGTCGTGAAACATACTGAAAGAAGAGATGAGTTCCGTAGAATCGGTCATGGATACGGCCTGTGTAGCAGAATGGCTCGGAGTCCATACGACCGCCTCCAAGAAGTGCCTTGTAGAACAATTGTCTCAATGGAAATCGGATCCCCATCAACTCCAGCATCTGTGTGGAAAATACACGGCGATGAAGCAGGCGCTCCAGAAACAGCCTGAACTCTTTTCGGAATGTGAACAAGTCTTTCAAGAGTTTGCGCACATGGAAACCGAAGT